CAGCCACTGGGCCGCCAACACCCGTCGAGTCCACGAACACCGCATCTGGCCGATGTTCCTGCACAACGGTGCAGACCTTGGCGATGAACAGAGTGGTGTCGCGGGTTTCACTGCCGGGAATCTTGATCGCCGGTATCGATCGGGAGTCGAGCCCGCGGCGAAACCGAATCACGTTGTTGTCAGCGCCGCCCCGGGCGATGTCGATGCCGCAGACCAGGGCGTCGTCCATGCCATAGATGGCCTCGCGCCGCATCGCATCGGCGACCCAGTCAGTCGGGATCAGTTGCAATTCGGAAGCCCTCGGGAACATGCCGCGAACACGGATGCGGAAGAAGTCGCTGTCTTCGCCGTAGTCCGCTTGCCACTTGGCGATCTGCGTCTTGTTGGTGCCGTCAACGGTGCGGCTATCGACCTGCCGGTGTGACCAGCGGTGTTTGTATCGGGTGAAGCACTCACGAAACCTGCCGGTGTTCTTGGTCGGGTTGCCGAAAGCAGCCCAAATGATTTCGGTGTTCTCATCGGTCAGCGCCCCTTCGGCCACTTCCCACACCAGGTCTGCAATGGCCGACGCTTCGTCGAAGATCAGCAGTAGGCGTTTGCCTTCGTTGTGCAGGCCGGCGAATGCCTCGGTGTTGCTTTCCGACCAAGGCACGGCATCGATGCGCCAGTTCTTTTCGTGCTCGGGATCCGTGCTGATCAGCGCCGTAGCGGTCAGGCGAAACCAATGGGCGGTAATGGAAAGCCGGTTCCACTTCGCAACCTCGGGCCAGGTCTTGGTCCGGAGCTGCGTCTCGGTGTTGGCGGTGACAACGCCTCGGGTATCGACCGCAGTGTCGAGCGCCCACTTGATGATCCAGGACACCAACGCCGATTTGCCGATGCCGTGGCCGCTGGCCACAGCTTCGTGGATGACGTCGCCCAGATCCTTGGCGCCGGCTCTGATCTTCTTGCCGATCGAGTCGAGAACATCGATCTGCCATTTACGCGGGCCGGACTTTTTCGCCAGCTCGGTACCGGGCTCGCCCCATGGGAACGCGTACCAGACGTAACCCAGCGGGTCATCGGCAAAGGAAAGTATGTCCTCGACCAGTTGGTCTTCGGGATCAACCTTTGCTGGCGCGTTCACGGGCTTTTGCCATCCGTTCGGAGAGTGAGACGTTTACATCGACGCTCACCTGGTCACGGAAGGCATTGACGTTGACGTGCTTGCCGAGCAGCTCCAGGTTCTTCACCTTGTCCGGCCATTTGATCTTTTTCATCAGCCCGACCAGGTCGCGTTCCTTTCCGGCGCCTTCGAACATCTCGGCGATATCAAATCCCGACAGGGACTGGCGCCAGACCTTCGGCCACTTCGAAAGTGGCTTGATCGACATGTCGTCTTCCAGGATGTCCAGCAAATCCATCTGGTCAATTTCAGTCAGGCGGTTCAGCACGTAGTCCGCGTCTACCTTGGTGCGCTCATTGCGTGCCTCAATCGCTGCGCTGATGGCCTCGGCGATCTCCGGCCTCTGCATGAGCTGCCACGCCTGATCCTTGGCGCCGCGCTTGCTGTAACCGGCACGGATGGCCGCCTGTGTAGCGTTCAGGTCGATCAGGTACTCGGTGACAAATGCCTGTTGTTTGGCGGTCAGGGCCATGAACTACCGCCCCTTTTGAGTGGTACCGCCCTGGCACACGTTGGTGACGTAATCCTGCAACGCGGTTAGGGCAATGATTGCGGTGTCGCCGTCGTTGGGGATGGCGACAATTCTTTCAGCAGCCGCTGGGTCAAGTTCGGCTCTCGTTTCTGCATGGTCCACGCTGGCGGCGGTGGTGGTGGCTCGCACTGCGGGACAGTTGGTCTTGACGGACAGCCGGCGAGCGCCAGTAGCGACAGCAGCACGAAGCTGGTTGTTAGTGGTCTGGGCATCGGTCAGGGCCTTTGTGTGTTCGGTGTCGAGGTCAACCAGCAGGCGCTGGGTGTTGCGCCGTGACGCGGCGGCGTTCTCCAGCGTGGTGACCTTGTCGGTAGCGGTGGCCAGATCATTGGCCTGTGATTCGATGTGCTGCCAGCCAAACAGAATCGCTACCGCACACGCGGCGAGGGCAATGAGCAGGTAACGATTCATGGTGAGCACCTATCAGCCGAGTTTCGCGCGAACCAAAGCATCCTTGGCTTCAAGCAGCTTTCGCAGGCCGGTGGACTTCTCGGCACCGTCAGGCAGTTGTTCGTCCATAGCTCGCGCCAGATCGCCGATAGGCTTGCTCACCTCTTGCAGATGCGGCGGGAGGTGGGCGTATTCGAAGTACTTCATGATGGGTGACATGGTTTTTCCTCGGGGTTTGAAAGATCAGGCGAGCACTTTCAGCGCGACCTGGTACAGCGCTTTGCGTTCTTCGGAACCGTTCGGCACACGTCCACGCCGTCCGGTGTTGATCAAGCTGCCGATGTTCTGGATGTCGCCGATATCGGCAAGGGCGTTGAGGTTCGTGCTGTCCCAGTACCAACCAGCGGATAGCGCGGCGCCCTTTGGCGTCTCCAGTAGGCTTGGCGTGGTCAGAAGATCCATGCCCAACACCTCACCGCAAGCGCGGTAGTTGTTCTTGCCGGTAACCTGAATCAGGCCCCGGCCGCGATACTTCCAACCGTCGCCCTTCTCGGTGTTACCCATGCGGGCGCCATAGGCGACGTTGGCGATGCGCTCGGGCTGGCGGGCGTATTCGGCGGCCAGCTTGGCGTCAAATAGGTCTTTCCATTGCGCCATCAGCCCGGCCGCGCTGTAGTTCAGGTTCTCGACCACACGGGACAACCGGCCGCTTTCGTGCCCGATCTGGGCGAGGAATGCAGCTAGGCGCAAGCGTGTGTCAATTTGGAAGCGCTCGCATGCAGCGTTGAGCGGATCAGCCCACAGGCGTGCAGTGGCATCCTGGCAGCGCATGATTGCGACCAAATGGGTAGGTGTAATTTTCATCAATCCATTCTCAGGATGCGGGCGACGTTACCGCCGGCCCGGTAGACAAGGACTGCCAACACCAGCAGCACGATCAGGATGAAGGGAGAGACGGCTGTGATCGGCTTCGCCAGAAGGATCGCCAGCATCACCGACAGCCACTCACAGCCCGTTGCGGCGGCAAGCGCGTAAGCACACCACGACACACCGGCGCGATAACGAGCACCCTGGCGCTGATAGAAGGCGATTCGAAAGCAGATCGCGCCACAGATCGCTGCTGCGGCCAAAGTCCATGGGTCAACCATTGCGGCTACCTCCGAATCTCTCGGCGACCCATTGCAGCCATCCGGGCATTTTGCCGCCCTCGATCCACTCCAGAAGACTGATGCACACGGCAACGCAGAACAGCGCGCCGAAGAAAGCGACAAGGCCTGAGGTCCTGGCCCATTCACGGCCGACGACTTCACTGGCCACGTAGTAACCCAGCACCCAAGAGGCAATGAAGTAACCGAACCGGGCGAGCGGCTTCAGATCCTTTGCAAACACCACGAAGAACATGGCGCCGGCGAATCCACCGACTACGGCATTCACGTCCACGCCTGGCATCAGGCTTGCCGCTGTGACACCCGCCACGCCTACAGCCGCCTGAGCGGCCATCACTGCACCGCTGCTTGGCTCTGCCATTTGCGTACCCCAGAAACGAGAAAGCCCCGCACGAAGGCGAGGCTCTGAATTAAAAATATTGATGAGTTGTCAGTTGTGCAGCGACTTCAACTTCGCGCGGCCTAACGGGGTGATGCCATTTATCAAGTGGTGAGGATGTGGGAAACCATCCTCTTCACCGACAGTACCGGCGGATTCAATAAAACCGTCTTTCACCAGGGAATCGATTGTCAGGAGATAGTGAGCGGAAAGCCCGGACTTCACCCCTTTAGCCTTCAGAACCCCGTGCAATCCACCGGAATCAATAACTTTGCGTTCCGAAGGAATGAGTTCGTCAAGCGCCGCCAATATCTCCCTGCTCAGCTTCCAATCAATATCCATTCGTTGCTCCGTGGCTTGGTTGTGATTAATGAATCTCAACCATACATCAGCGCCCGAAACTGCAATAGGACCTACAAAAAAACCCGCACTTGGCGGGTTTCTGGGAGCTGGGCGTAACTTTGCAACTTGGGGAAAAGGTACCTGAATGCTCGCCAAATGGTCAAGCGACCTGTTTTGACACCTCGCCAACGCGCTGACGCTGATTCCAATACTCGGCAATGCGGTCCAGGTAGATCAGGTGGCGGCCTGGGTTCTCAACCACGTCATGGCCCCACTCTGCCCGGTATGCTGCTGCGTATGTCCTCACGCGCCCCATCCAGCGGCGCAACTGTTCCGCGTCCATGGCGTTCAGCCGCTCCCGCAACGCCATAACCGACTGTTCACGGCGTGTTGCGTACTTTGTCGATCGATCTTCGGCGACGTGCTCGCGGTCGTGCTGGTCCCAACGGCATGAGCTCAGGTCGACACGCTCAGACATGCGCACGATGACGGCAGCCACAGGTTTGAGCGCCTTGGCATCGAGCGTATCGACCACATTGGCGATGTTGGCCCAGACCACAGCCCAGTCACGCGCCCAATGCGTTGTGTCGACCTTGGCGCCGTACCAGCCAAGAACGAACTCACTCACTCGGCCAGGTCCCCACGCCTCACGACCATTCACAGCGGCCTGATGGCTCTTGATCGCGGCGAGGGCCATCCAGTAGGCGACCTCGCGGCGCTTTGCCGGGTAATCGCCCAGATCGACCGTCAGCCACACCAGGGCGTGCGCCACGTTGATGTCCTGCCCGTTGGCGACAGGTGAGTACAGCGCGTGCCCGAAGTGCTGCAGCGGCTTCGGGAGCGTCCCTATCGCCGACTGCACCAGCCCTGCCGCCAGCATGTGAGCGCAACGGCCGTTGCTGTCACGCATTGAGGGCATGGTTTCACCGACCACTCTGCCCTTCTTCCCTAGCTTGGCCCGCTCAGAGGCAGCCGCCAGCACCGAATCGCGGCTTTCGTGCAGCGCTTCCCGCCAAGCCTGCCGTGCACTGATTAGTTTCATGATCTCCCCCTTGTTGCGTAGTTCTGCGTAGTTCGGTGTTTCATTGGCAAACGGTTGGCAGGCCGAGCATGTAGAGCTTGAAGGCCGCTGCTGCCATTGCGACCAGAGTTAAGGCGCCGAGCGCGAAAGAGAGAGCGGCGCTCAAGATGATTTCCCCTCAAGCGGTACGACACGAACGGAAACGCCCGGGGTTTCGCTGAAGCGCTTGCTCAGCGAGACGTTGACCACTTGGACGTCATCCTTGAATACGATGCCGTTGATGCCGTCGCAGATTGCTTTCAGGACGTTGTCCGCGTCTGGCTTCTTGGTTGGCATCACCAGCCCTTGGAGAGCCTCGGCGGTTTTCTTCTTCGACCAGGACGCAGCTACGGACACGAAGATTTTCATTTCCAGCATGACGGGGCCGCCGATCAGCTCGCGGCCGTTCATAGCTTCGTGCGCGACAACTGCGATCAGGGATTCGTAATTGGCCGTCTTGGTGGGGGTGAACATGCGTGCATGCCCACCGACACGGCCGATCTTTGGCCTGCCCTTCCCAATGGCTTCGCCTGGTACCACGAACGAAACGGGTTTGTGATCAGACATGGTCGTCTCTCCGGATACCGAGTTTGGCCAGCAGCAGTGCTCTGGCGGATTGGGGGTTTGCCGGGATGCCTTGAGCGATTACAAGCGCTTCGGCTTCCTTGCGGCTGTGCTCGAGCTGGACCTGCTCGCGTGGTCTTGTGCTGTCGTGGCCAATGCCCTTGGCAATGCGCCCTTCCAGCGGCTGGCCGGTCTGGGCACGACGCATGACGATGGCGTAGTTACGTTCGAAGCGTTGGCGCAGTGCTTTGTCGCCTGGGCGAGCTGTGCACAGGTCGAATGTGCTGGTGGCTTCGGCGGCGATCTTCACGGCCTTGTGGCTGTACTCGCCGCGCAGTGCTTCGTCCCATGCCTGTGACTCAGTGGGCAGCCCTGGGACTTGCAGGCACATGGAGCGAAAGACGTTCGCGGGAGGTGGCCAATCGAACTCGGCACCTTTCTCGACCAAGGCGTTCAAGCCGTTGGCGATCTGCTGGCCGTTAATGCCCTTGAGCACTGATGCCCACGAGTGGTTTGGGTCAGCTGATACGCCGAAATTCGACGTCCAGCGGTGCCCGTACATCTCTGTCATTTTCAGCCAGAGCTTGTCCAACATCGGCTGCGGCAGCTTCTCGAGCTTGTCGCTCGGCAATGGCGTCTCTGACCTGGTCGACAGCTGATCCTGCGCTTTTCCGACCATTCCGCTGACTTTGATTTGTTTGGGAACTACGGCCGGCTTGGCCTTGGGCAGCGTTTTCGGGTCGAGCGTTTCCATGGGTGTTTCTCCCAGAAGCTTGTGCATTGCGGCGATCGCGTTTCATGGCCATGACGAGTGCGTGTTCCCACTTGGCATGGGTGCGGTGTTCGTCGGGGGATGCGATCCAAAAAGATTTGAATTCGAGCAGTAGGTCGGCGTGGAGAGTCTGGCCTGCCATCGCGTTCATGGTCAGCACGGCCTGAAAGGATTTCTCGCAGGGCAGCCAGTCTTTGGTCATGCAGAACTTCGATCGGGAGTCGAAAACGTCACTCGCGTAAATAGGTGGTGGAGGAGAATCATCTAATCTCCTCTCCTCTTCTCTGTCGTGACCGTCCGTGACAGCGCGTGACGCGTCGTGACCGCTTTTTTCTTCAGCCTCTTTTCTTTCCCGATCGCGCTGGTCCCTTTTTCGCTGAGCCGCTGATTTGGCGCCGCTTTCAGGGTTGCCAGCGTCTTCACGTTTAGGCTGACGACCTTCCCATCCGGACAGCTTGTCGCCGTCCAAAACCCGCCCCTGCATAGCAAAAAAAACGGCATCTACCTGTTCGTCTGTCACGTCCAAAGCTGACGCAATGTCCTCTTTCGTGACTGTCACGTGACCGCGCGTGACATTTCGTGACGCATCAACAAGCAGGTGCACGTACATCGCCTGAACCAGGGCAATCGGTTGCGATGACACGCGGGCGATGGTTCGCCACTTGGGATCATTGGGCATGTCGTGCCAGAGCCTGAGCCAGTCCATGGTCAGACCTCCTCAAGCTGGTCGACATGCTGGACGTGCTCCATCCAGCGCTTGGCCTGATGGAAGATCGCCTCGATATCGCGCTGATTGAAGCAACGCATATCGTTCGGGACGATCTTCAGCCCTAGCACCGCGAGGATTTGACAGAACTGTTCGAATTTCTCCGGCTTCATGCGGCTGATGGTTGCCTCATCGCAACCCACTGCAAGCGCGACAGGGGCATTGCCGATCGATGCAAGGCTCTGCATGAGAACGGAGTAGTTCTTGCGGGCCCTTACGGTCTGCTCTTGATTCAATGGGCTCGTCGACATGATCAGTCCGCCTGTTCACCGGAGTCGGGAAAGCGCTCCGGATAGAGGATGTGGATCTCGGTGATTTCACCGTCGAAGACCTTGCTCAAATTCTCTGCCAAAGAGGCAGACGCACGCTGAACACCTCGTTCAACGCGAGAAAGGTTGCCGGAATCGACAGCGTCACCGAGCTGGGCAAGACGAGCCGAAACATCGGCGAGCGTCCATTTTTTTGCCAGTCGGGCACGTTTTAAGGGGGTCATGGCAAATACGCCTTGAGTGGATGACGAGACGATTTTGCGCATTGCGCAAATTAAGCGCAAGTCAAATTTGCGCCTCGCGCTTTGCGTGGCACGCAACGGATGAAGAGAATTGCGCCATGGATATCGGAAAAATCATCAGAGACGCGCGCAAGGCCAAAGGCTGGACGCTCGAAGAACTTTCGAGCCGGGTCGAGACTGACGCCGGCAACCTTTCACGACTGGAGCGCGGCAAGCAGTTCGCCAGTAAAGAGTTACTGAGCCGGATCATGAGCGTGCTGGGAATTGAGCTGGCGAAGATCCAAGACGCTGGAATGTCTAACGTACAGGCGGCCCTGCAACCGAATCGGGCTCCTAAGGAATATCCATTGATCAGTTGGGTGATTGCCGGGGAATGGGCGGAATCATGCGACACGTTTCACCCGGGCGATGCAGATACATGGCTCGCATCGACCGAAAACGCCGGCGATCACGGCTTCTGGCTGGATGTGCGCGGGGACTCAATGACCTGCAACGGCAATCCCAGCTTTCCAGAGGGCTCGCGTATCCTGGTGCAGCCTGAGGCAGATTTGATCAGCGGCAAGTATTACGTGGTCAAGCTCGACTCAGGGGAAAGCACCTTCAAACAGTACGTCGAGGATGCGGGTATTAAGTACCTGCGCCCCCTGAATCCCGGCTATCGTACGATTCAGATCGATGG